TTTTGAAGTAGTTGCTGGAATAGGAAGAACTAGTAATTATGTTTCGGAAAAATATGCTCAATTCAGAGAAGCTTTTGTTATACCCAATTGTGCTACAGATATGTGGGCTCACGTTAAAAGACAAGTAACACAAAAGTTTGGTTTAGGGTTAGTTAAAATTTTATTGAGCATTAGTAGAATGATTTCGGAATCTGGTTTTTCGGCATTGTCTTTAGCAAGTTTAATGTTAGAAGTTTTTGATCTAGTTGTTGATTCTCCATTATATCAATCTCAATCTTTAGAAACTATTTTAGTTGCTGGAATTAGTTCATTGTTACCCACATGTATCACTAATATTATTAAGAAAATGTCTTTACTTACTAGTAAGAAGTTGTTTGACGAGGCTAATTTTATATTTGATTTTTTTACCAGTGTATCCCATTTGCTTAAAACTTTGATTTCTTATTTCCCCGAATCGTTGCAATTATATTTACAGAATGTTTTAGATTTATTTGGTTTGAGCGAGTTCATTTACATCCAAAGGGCTAAGTTAATTATATCCGAGTTTTCTAAGGATAAACATGTCATCTTAAAGGATGATTTTAGGAATAAAGTTAAAGCTTTAGATTCGGAATTTAAAGCTATAGATCTTAAAAAATTTTTTAGTAAAAACAAACCACTAAGTGATGTTGCTGTTGAATTTGAAAGAATTGTTAAAGCCGTTAATTCTTATGAACAAACATCTCGTCAAGAACCTTGTTGTTTCGTATTTGAAGGTCCGCCTGGTAGTAGAAAATCTGTAACTGTTAATAAATTAATAGCTGTTTTAGGGTTAACTCATTATTCTCATATTGTTAAATGTTCAGAAGATTCAAAGGATTGGTATGATTCATATAACAACGAAGATATTTTTTATATGGACGACGTAGGACAAATGGGTAAGTCTCAGTGGAGAAATTTAATCAATTGGGTTTCAGCAGTAAAGTTACCATTAGATTGTGCTGAAGCTAAGCTTAAAGATACTAAATATTTTAATAGTGAACTAATTTTATTAACGACTAATAATTTTAGTCACCTCCAGGGATTTACGTCGAAAGATTGTATTGAAACTCCAGAAGCCTTATGGAGAAGAGGGTATGTTTTTGATTTTGCTAACGTTAGAGGAATTGGTGATAAAATGGAAGGAGAAGCTTTTTTTAAATATTATGATATTAATACAAAACAATTCATACAAGATTTTCCAACTGATTTTAAAGAATTTTTAGAAGTAGAACAAGTGACCTTGAGTGTGAATTGTGATGTTAGTCAACAAAATTCGTTTTTAACGTGGATGAGTACTATAGTTTTGGGTCTTAAGAAAATGAAAAAACAACAATTGAATAATAACACTTTAGACGAAAGTGATATTAAATTTGTTAGAGCTAGTAACCCTTTTTCAGCCCAAAGTAAGTTAGAAGACGTTAAAAATTTAGTTGTTGAATATTTTAATTTTGCTTTAGATGTGTGTAAAGATTTGATTGGCGATATGTTATCTTTGTTGTTGAATAATCCTTTAATGGCAGCAGGAGGATTAGTTACTTGTATGTTAGTTTCAGCTTTGATATATAAATGTAAAAGTTTTTTTGAGAGTGAGGGCGGTC